TATTGGTCAAATGTATAACCCCATTTTTGATATTTCATGATGTCACCTAACAAAGATTTTGTTGAGAATAAAGTAGGATATTCTGTAAAAAATATGGTACCAAATATTCGTTCCAAACAACATCTATCCGCTCTAAATCTTACTGCTTGAACTAAATTTACTATGTTATACTTTTCTTGAATTCTCTCAAGAAAAGATAAATTAATATATGATTGTACACCAAAACATCCGAACCATTTATCGGTTTTCATTCCCAGTACATTTAACTCATTTGAAACTTTATTATTAATAATAATACTATTTTTTAAATATGAAGCTATACGCTTTGTATTCTCAACGTTTTCTTTATCTGAATAAAAAAACCACAATGGCAATACATTTATTCCATTTAATTTTTCAAAATTTATTCTTTTATGTAAAAATACACTATCATGAATTATTACTGCATTTGCAAAAAATTTATGTTTTAAAAAATAATAATAAGGCAATAATTCACCTCTTCCTGGAAATTCTGAGGGAATAATATCTACATTTTTATATGAAAATTCTGGTTTCACAAAATTATAATCACTATTATCATCTATAATAACAATTTTTATTAAAGGATATAAAGTTCTTAATAATTTAACATTATGATTCCAATATCTATTAGTTTTTTCAGAATTAACATGTCTTGTTATTATAAACCCAAAGCTACTCATAATATATATAAATAAAATCTATTATGAGTTTTAAAACGAATAAAAATATAAATTTTACACATGCGACGGAATTTTATCTATATTTATGACTTGATCCATGTTCTTAATTTCTTTTTCAGTAAGATCTCCATTATAAAATTTCGAGAATTTATCGAATTCTTTACGTTCTAATTGAGATTGAGGTGTATGATTATGAACACATCTTGCTATCATTTTATACAATTTAAAATCAGGATATCTCTCTACTCCATTATTTTTATAAAGCATATTAATGCCATTATCATCTAAACACCATTCAAAAATAATACGTTTAACAGGTTCTTTAATTTTACTTAAATCCTTCATTTCATCAAAATCATCAATAACGTAATCAAAAATGGAGCATGCCAACCTACATAAATCAAAACTATAATTTGGTTCTAATCTTGGTTTCTTTTCATTAAAATAAGGTTCAGTATTATATTGTGTAGCTGCATCACCTCCATTTTGAAAACTATCACTGCAGAATACTTTACCCTCAAATTTGAAAATACTACGCCCAAAATCTATAATTTTGAATATTCTTCCAAATGTTGGAACCTTATAATATTTTTTCTTATAGCAATAATACAAATATTTCTTATCTGTCTGATTATACATTACATTATTTGTATGTAAATCGTTATGTGTAAAATTAAATGCTTTTTGATATGTAATAAGAATCATAATTATCTGCATGAATGCGGACAACCATTCGTCTTCTGTTAATTCATTATTTAATATTAAATCATCAAAAGTATTTTCACAATATTCCATTCCAATAACTTGAACCGGAAAATTAGGGATTATAACATTTATTTGCTCTTCCTCTTCATTACAATCAGTATATTCATCTGAATTATCTTCTATATTTTTATATTTTTCGTCACTACCATAACTGTTCTTATCTTCAGAACCTGAATCAAATACTTCACCATCTCCATGACAATTTTCACAATTATCTAAATCGTCATCATTTGTATGTGATGATCTTGATGAGCATGTCGAATTACTTTTAAGTGTAACTTGATGCTCAGTTGGCATATTTGAGTTTGTAATGTCAACCAAATCAAGTGACATATCCTTCAAATCATTTAAGTCAAATGCATTTGTCTCTTCAAAGACATTTTCAAAAATTTCATTATTAAAAGATGCTACCGATTTTAAACTTACATTATTTCCAATTGTTAATGGTTTCAATTTAGTTTGCTCATGTTGAAATAAGTGTTCATATTCATCTATTTTAAATAGAATATTTTTGTTTTTATTAAAAAACTCCGAATTATTAAGATAATCAATATCATCAAAAACATTAATTTTGAAATCGTTTTTGATTGCCAAAAAAGATCCATAGTAGTCTACTCCATGGATAAATTTAAAAGTATGTCTCAATTGACTAGATAAGAATAAAAACAATCCATCCACATAAGCAGAATTATTTACATCAATAAACTTAGGATTACAATCTTCTACAGTCGATATTAATTTTGGTAAATTAAATAGTTTAGGGTTTGTCATGTCATATTTCCCAATCATATATTTGTATGGATCCAACAAAGGAGCCATCTTAAAAAATACTTCTCTATCTTTTACTTTATTAGTATCAATATTTTTTATTCTGCACATAAAAAGATTATCATTATTTTCTATTTTACCCTCGGTATATATATTAGAAATAAACCATTTGTTATTCAAATTAATACTATTATAATTGGTATCATTTAAATTGAAAAATCGTGTATAAATAGGTATATAATTCTGAGTTTTTGAGAGAAAAAGAGTACCTGGTTCCTCAAAATGCTTAAATAATTCAGTATTTTTCCTTTTCTGATAATTTATTGTAAACATCTTTAGTGAATTAAAATATAAATTAAATGTATTTTTAACTTATTATTTTTTGAAATATTTTACTCTAAAATATTCATTTCAATTGATAAATATATTTTATTTTGATTATAATATAAATAGAACATTAGATAACATATAAAATGGATTTTACTACACTATTGGATGTAGAACAAGTTAATAAGATCGATTTAAGAAACAATTTTAGTCACATTAATCTATGTGAGGATTTTTATAAAAGCCCGGGTAATGAGCATTATATTTTGTTAGCATATTTATCTTCATTATTTGATAACAAACATATAATCGAAATAGGAACACATCTTGGTGAATCAGCTATTGCTTTGTCTTATAATAAAAATAATATTGTATATACATTTGATATTATAGATAAGGTTTCGGAAGAAAAAAAACATGTTGATAATATTAAATTTATTATAGGTGATATCATGACTGATACTGAAAACAGAGATAAATGGAAAGAAATTATATTATCTAGTGCGTTTATATTTCTAGATGTTGATCCTCACAATGGAACAATGGAATATGATTTTTACTTATTTTTAAAAGACAATAATTATAATGGTTTTGTTGTTTGTGATGACATCTGGTATTTTAAAGAAATGCGTGATAATTTTTGGTATAAAATTCCATATGAATGTAGATATGACATTTCGCACTTAGGTCATTGGTCTGGAACAGGTATTTTTACATTTAACCCAAACTATAAGTTTCATAAAAATGATAACTCAGATTGGACACTAGTAACTGCATATTTTAATTTAACTAAATGTCCTGATGCGTCAGAAGAAATATGTAAACGAGACAAATCTTATTATTTGTCGCATTCTTTATCGACTTTAAATTTACCATATAATTTAGTAATTTATTGTGATAGTGAAAGCTACGATCAGATTTTTGAGTTAAGACCAGAATGTTTGAGAGAAAAAACTGTATATAAAATTATTGAATTTAATGATATTATGTTAAATGAAAAATCATTAAATAATTATAGAGATATTATCAATGAAAATAGAAATAAAAACCCTTATCATTTTGATAATAGAAATACCGCTAGTTATTATTTGTTTTGTATGACAAGATATATAATGTTACGAGAAACTATTGTTTCCAATCCATTTGATAGTACACACTTTTGTTGGATCAATTTCTGTATAGAGAGAATGGGATACACTAATTTAAAATATCTCGACGAAGCATTAGCTGTTAAAAGAGATAAATTTTCAACATGTTATATAGATTATATACCACATGAACTTATAAAAAATACCAAGGAGTATTTCAAATGGGGTAGATGTAGCATGTGCAGTGGCTTTTTTACAGGAAATAAAGAATATATGTATAAAGTTTGCGGTTTAATATTAGATAAGTTTTTATATTATTTATCATTAGGATATGGTCATGCTGATGAGCAATTATATAGTCCAGTTTACTTCGAAAACCCTCATTTATTTGAACATTATTATGGTGATTATCGACAAATGATTACTGATTATAAATATATATATGAAGCTCCAGAAAACCCTATAAGAAATTTTATAAATAATAGTTTTAAATATAATGATTTTAATAAATGTATAAAAGGATGTGAGTTTCTATTAAATTCACTTAAATTAAGAAAATGTAATTTAAATAACGATTATATGAATTTATTAATGGAAAAATATATAATGTCAAAAGTTAATACAGACTTTTATTTAAATGAAAATTGCATTTCTACAGATAACGAGTTTAAATATATATATACAAGAATAATAAAACCACTTTTAGATAAGGGTGATAATACAATTTGTTTTCAATATTGTGAAACAATATTAAATTATATTGATAATTTTAATATTAATTGTCCTGGTGATATTTATTTTAATATATATTTTTGTTATTATGTTAGCTCATTTTATTCTAATAGGGATAAATCTGAGGGTATTGTTGACAACATATTTTCTTTATGTAAGTCAAATAAAGATTTTAAAAACCAATACGTGAAAAACAAGGATTTTTTTGATAATCAGTTTAAATTTGTTAATTATAAAAAATCGAATAACACAAAGCTTGCATATTATACTTGTTTTTTTGGTTCTAATAATAATTATTCTTTTTTAATACCACCTCTTCCATCAAAAGAGTATGATTGTTATTATTTTACAAATAATATTGATGTATATAATGAATTACATAATACAGAATTTATTAGAATATTTATTGATAATATTCCAATTTATGATGATATGAATAAAGATTCGATGAGCTTCAAAATATACAGATGTAAACCATTTGATATTGACATATTTAAAAAATATGATTATATATGTTGGTTTGATAATAAATTACAAATATTTGATGAGAAAGTTGAAAATATAATATATGAATTGGATACTTCAGATAAATCTATAGTTTTTACTAAACACCCTTATTATGAAAGATATAATAGTATTTGGGATGAATTTAATTTATCTATGGGTACAGAAAAATATAAAAATGAAGAAACAAATTATGTTAATTATATAAATAAAATGATTTATAAAGGATATACTGAAACAAATAAAAATGGCTTTTTATGTGGAGGATTTATTATTCGTAAGAACAATGAAATTTCCAAAAAATTTGGTTCAGATTGGTTTAATAATATATTAGAATGTGGTATTCAGGACCAATTATGTTTATACTTTGTATCACAAGATTATATTGAAAACATTAAAATAATAGAATATCAATCTACATGGAAATATTTTTATGAGTAATTTATTTAGCGTTTAAAATTTAATAATATTATTTAATAAAATAATATTATAATGACTCTGGAACTAAGGAAATTTGATATGAAAAGTATCCAATTTAAACCAAATGAAAATAAAGGTCCTGTCGTTGTTCTAATCGGTAAGCGTGATACTGGTAAATCATTTTTAGTCAGAGATCTATTATGGTATCAACAAGACATTCCAATTGGAACAGTTATATCGGGAACCGAGGAAGGTAACGGTTTTTACGGCAAAATGGTGCCGCGGTTGTTCATTCATAACGAATATAATTCGGCAATTATTGAGAACATCTTAAAACGTCAGAGAACTGTGTTAAAACAAGTTAAAAAAGAGATGGAAACATATAAACGGTCCACAATTGACCCCAGAGCATTTGTTATATTAGATGATTGTTTATATGACAATACATGGTCTCGTGATAAATTAATGCGATTGCTTTTCATGAACGGGAGACACTGGAAGGTCATGTTAGTGATCACAATGCAATATCCATTAGGTATTCCACCTACACTAAGAACCAATATTGATTATGTTTTTATTTTGAGAGAAAATTACATAGCAAATAGAAAGCGTATTTATGAGAATTATGCTGGTATGTTTCCAACATTTGAAGCCTTTTGTCAGGTAATGGATCAATGTACGGAAAATTATGAATGCCTTGTTATTAATAATAACTCTAAATCTAATAAGTTGAACGATCAAGTATTTTATTATAAAGCAGACAACCATAACGATTTTCGACTAGGGTCAAAAGAATTCTGGGAATTGTCAAAGGGATTACCTGATGAAGACCAAGAAGAACAATATGATCCTACTAAGAACAAAAAACGAGGTGCTGGACCAAGAATAAGTGTAAAAAAAACTACTAATTGGTAAGATATTGGCAAAATATATAAATTATAATACTATAATAAATGCCTATTATTATAGTGTTATTTTATAAAAATTATACTGTATTTGCACCAGTAGGATACGATGAATCATATAAAATTCCACAAGTTCCACATACTTTAACAGGTTGGTTATCCCCAGCACAAGCAGTTCCGTCTTGAGGAGTTATATCCATTCCACATGTTTCATCATTATCATCATCATAAATATTTCTTGTTTGACGCAATAATCTGATATAACCAGATTCGCCCCACGAAGCAGACCATGAATTTCTTACTAACCAATAATCCTGACCTGATGTATAATCTGTCCCATATCCTACAAGAACTACTGCATGATTTATATCAGGATTGGACTGATTACATCCGTTAAAAATTCCGGAAGAATAAGAATGCCACTCGCTCGCATCTACTGAAACAGCAATTGGACCAACAGTTGTTACAGCATACATCAATTGTTCGTAATTATTTTCTTCCAATTTTGTGTATCCTGAAATGGTAGCTCTAGGTGTATCCGATGGTAAAACACATTGTGCCTCAACCCCGTAATATTCAGTATATGGAAGCTGGAATTCATCATATAATCCTCCAGAATTTGCAACATAATCAAATGCCAATTCTGCTGTTGCTCCTTGACAATTTCCTTTACCTCCACACTCTAATGGATTAGGAGTACAAGTAGCGATTTGTTGTGGAGATAAATCATATAATTTATTTGTATTTATAGCGACATGTGATTCAATTACTGCAGTGGAAGCAAAAGCCCAACAACTACCACATCCACCTTGCGATTTTACAGCTGTAACAACACCTTTATTTCTCCAATCCACATTTTTTGGCAATCCATTTAAATCAATTGTATCGGGTTTCATGTTTTTCATTTGTTTAATATAATTATGATACTGTTTCACACCTTTAGAATATCCATAAAATTGTTTTCTTTCACTAGCAGTAAGGATTGTCATTGAAGTAATAGTTTCATTCCAACCTTTATTAGCATTATTATGTGCTATAATTCTTTTTTGCTCTTGTAAATATAACCCTTTTCTAAATTCATAATTTATGGGTTCAATTTTTACTCCATAATGAGATATAAATTTTTCAAAACAACTGGTTGGATCAAAATTTGTTCCACTAACCAAGTTAAAAATTAGTGATAATTTCAAGAAAAATACCATAAAGTTCATTGTATCAATAACCTTCATATATAATATAATATAAGATTATTTATATTATTTTATTATATTATATTTTTATTATATCGTTATTCATTTTGTTCAATCAAATTATTGTAAAAATAATACTGTTC